AAAAATAAATTACATATGCTCTATGATATTAATCCACTAAAAGTCCTAGAAGTAGATGGACAATACAATTGTAAAATGGTAATCAACAAGTCAGATAATAAAATATCAGAAATGGTTAAAAGTTTTGGAGATCTTCATTTTCATATGAGAAATAGTTCTAATTTAATTAAATTTGGTACAGAATATTTAGGTATTGGACATGCTGTTTTAGATTATAAAAACGCTACTGATATTAATAAATTTTTGATACCCGCATTAGCTGATTCTGATTACAGTGGTTCTGATAAAGATTATTTTAATCGATTTTTTAAATATTATTTAGGATTCTTTTACACATTAGATATGAATAAACAAGAAATCACAAAAATAAGTCCGTTCTTTCAATTACCGAGCAAAGAATCTAAACAAGAGTTAATCTTTTTCCCAACCTCATTTTATGAAGACAAAAATAACTTCTTAAATATTTCTTATAGTTTGGGGGATAATAGATCGTATGTCTGTAAATTACACAGAGAAGTTGTCAAAGCATCTCTTTATAATAAAGAAAATATAGATGTTCATATGAATTTTAATGTTAATCCAAATTATTATCTGGAACTTTTAAGGACTCTAAGAATAATGAATAATTTACCTCATTCTCTAAAAGATTACAATATTTTTGTTGGAACTAAGAATAGAAAAAATATGAAAAAGAGTGTCATGAAACAGAGTAAATACATGAGTAAGAGTGGTTATAACTCTAAGAGTAAGCGTGGTTCAAATAGAAATAGATAGTTTAAAAAATCGTATATTTTTTTCTATTATAGGGTATAAAATATGGGAGGAGGTCTTATGCAACTTGTAGCTTATGGTGCTCAAGATATATACTTAACAGGAAACCCTCAGATTACTTTTTTTAAGGTTGTTTATAGAAGACACACGAATTTTTCGATGGAAACTATTGAGCAGACTATTAATGGCAATGTTGCAGTTTCGGGTAGCTCTACCGTAACTATATCTCGCAATGGTGATTTAGTATCCAAAATTTATATTACAAATGCTGGTTCTACCACAACAACACATGGGGCACATATTATATCTGAAGTTGAATTAGAAATAGGTGGTCAGCGCATTGATAAACATACTGCTGAATGGAACCAAATCTGGAATGAATTATCTACGCCTGAATCAAAAGCACATGGTTTAGCTTGTATGATTGGTTCTGTAGGTACCTCTGGATCTACAGGAGTTACAATGACACAATACCCGTTAAATTTTTGGTTTTGTCGTAACCCGGGTCTTGCTTTACCATTAATTGCCCTTCAGTATCACGAAGTCAAACTTAAGTTCACATGGGGTTCGTCAAATAATGCCGGTATTGATTCTAATGTTAAAGTTATGTGTGATTATATTTACCTTGACACAGATGAACGCCGTCGGTTTGCTCAGGTATCACATGAATACCTTATTGAGCAAATACAAGTTCAGTCTGCTAATGGTTCAACATCCAATAAACTCAACTTTAACCATCCAATTAAAGAATTAATTTGGACATCTCATGCACAGGATCTGACCGGTTATACGAAAGCACAACTTAAACTTAACGGACACGACCGCTTTTCTGCGCAGAATGCTGAATATTTTCAATTAAGACAACCATTTGATTATCATACTGCTATACCCGGACAAAATATGCCATCGGGACATAATGTCCCGGTGAATATAAATGGACTGGCAGACCCAGTAGAGTTGATTGCTGTTGCGAATATCGGTTTAATAGACCATGAAGGAGTAATTACCGGTGGAATAACCGGTGTTGAAACTCTTAGTGCAGGTGAAGCAGAAATAGAGAATTCTGCTGCTTTAACCAGTGGAACATTGGCTGTTTCTGCCACAGCCGCAGATGAAATTACAGATGGAGCAATGGACGGGGCTCCGGATAGAGCCGTCGCCGCAACAGCCGCACGAAGACCAGGTACTGCTGGTGCCGCAGGTAACCCAGTATATTCATTTTTAACCGCCGATTTAACACAGATCCCTGCTGTAGGATCTTTAGTAACTATCCACTATTCCAATGACTCTGGTGCTACTCTTAAGTATGATCAATTTACTGTAGAGGCGGCGGCGGTGGGTGGCGGTGGTGCTGGTAATTATTCAGATGCTTGTGTACATATTATCTTTAATGGTCGTCTGGAAGAATTCAACAACCAAGTAGACCAAAGTTCATTAAGAATATATTCTATGGCTAACGGTCCATCTGTACACAAGAAAAATCATTGTCGTACAAGTCTTATGACCAATTTAATCAATGTTTACTCATTCTCCCTCAAACCAGAAGAACATCAGCCATCGGGAACTTGTAACTTTTCAAGAATTGATACTGCTAAATTAGATTTTACAGGAGGTACGGCACCGTTAGTAACACATAATATCTACGCCGTCAACTACAACGTCCTCCGTATTATGTCTGGTATGGGTGGTCTAGCATACAGCAACTAAATTTAATTCTTACTGAGTAATTAAATTTTTACTATTAAAAATATGAAAGGTCATTATGAATAAAAGTAAATATAAATAAAAATAATAATAAGAGAAGATATATCTAAAATTAGTTCAAAAGTAGAATAAAAGTTTAAAAAATTGTATATTTTTTTCTATGCTAAGGTATAAAATATGGGAGGAGGACTAATGCAACTTGTGGCTTATGGTGCTCAAGATATCTACCTAACGGGTAACCCTCAGATTACTTTCTTTAAGGTTGTCTATCGCAGACACACTAACTTCTCTATGGAGGCCATTCAACAGACTATAAATGGTGCATCTACCACTGAAGGTGGTTCTGGCACTGTCACCATTTCGCGAAATGGTGATTTAGTATCTAAGGTATATGTCCGATGTGATCAAGATACAGCAGAAGGTGTAAGCGGTGATAAACTCATCTCAGATGTTGAACTTGAAATTGGTGGTCAGCGCATAGACCGTCATTATGAAGAATGGAACCAGGTATGGGCCGAACTCACCACACCTGAATCTAAAGCAGCGGGATACAAATACCTCACTGGTGGTTTCTCTAATACATTAGTTTCTGGTGGAGGAACTGGACAGAAATCTATTATGGTTCCATTAAATTTCTGGTTCTGTCGTAACCCAGGTCTTGCTCTACCCCTAATTGCTTTACAATACCATGAAGTTAAACTCAAGTTTACTTGGGGTTCTACAGATAATGTTGGAAGAAGTGGTACAATTTCTTCAGCACCTACGTGCGAAGTATGGGCTGATTACATCTACCTTGATACAGATGAACGTCGTAGATTCGCGCAGGTTTCTCATGAATACCTCATTGAACAGGTACAAAGACAAGAAGAAAATTCAAGCAATACTTCTTTCAAATTAAACTTTAATCATCCAGTTAAAGAACTCATTTGGACTGATACAGCAACTGCATGGACAACAGCCAAAGCTAAACTCCAACTCAATGGTCATGACCGCTTTGCTGAACAAGACCGTGAATACTTCCAGGTTCGTCAACCTCTTGATTGCCACACTGCGGTCCCTGGTTACAATGTTAAGGAGACTGAAAGACCACAATTATTAACTTCACCTTTAGAGGTTGTCCAAAATGCTGATTTCTCAGATGCTACACCCGATGCCGGTGAAATAGGTATAGCCGCTGAGTCAAGTGACGTGTCTGTTGTAACGCTGGGGACAGCTGTTACAGGTGAGAGCATTCCTAGAGTAGGTGATTTACTTCAAATTGCCGTAGTTGATTCTGCTGCTGATGGTGCTACTGGGGCAAAAATAAGTATTCATTCAGTTACTGTCGCTACTTCAGGTACTGTCTTTTCGGTAACCCCTGGATTACCTGTTTTAACTGCCGCTGATAATACCAGTGTAGCTATTGTTGCACGTGCTCAAGACCCACAATCCCGTTGCTCCCAGTTAGACAGAGCTGTTAATGTTTACTCATTCGCCCTAAAACCTGAAGAACATCAGCCATCGGGTACATGCAACTTCTCTCGCATTGACAACGCACAACTAGTTTTCAACTCTGCTACTGAGGTTGGAACTGTTTATGCTGTCAACTACAATGTCCTCCGTATCATGTCTGGTATGGGTGGTCTAGCATACAGCAACTAAAGTTAATTCCAACTAAGTAATTACTCCTAAATTATAAGTTTTCATAAATTATCAAAATAAATTGATAATATTTTAAGGTAATTTCTTCTTAAATTTTTTTCTATGCTAAGGTATAAAATATGGGTGGAGGACTTATGCAACTTGTAGCTTATGGCGCTCAGGATATCTACCTAACGGGTAACCCTCAGATCACTTTCTTTAAGGTTGTCTACCGCAGACACACTAATTTCTCTATGGAAGCTATTGAACAGACCTGGAATGGCACATCCAGTGGAACCACTGCTTCGCGTTGTACCGCTACTATTTCAAGGAATGGTGATCTTGTCCACAGAATGTACTTAGAACTTGATGGCACGTGCCGTGCTGAAGCCAACCCTTCTGCACAAGGTATTACTGACCTTGAACTTGAAATTGGTGGTCAAAAAATTGATAAGCATACGGGTCAATGGATGAATGTTTGGTCGCATTTAACCGAACCTAATCCATCAGGACATGTTGGTGAACAAGATAATAATACTTCTACAGGGACACTATTTCAGAATCTATCCGGAATGGGTGGATGTTTAGGTGACGCTGATGGTGCTACTAAATTTTTTGTTCCTCTTCAATTCTGGTTTTGCCGTAACCCTGGTCTGGCTTTACCTCTTATTGCTTTACAATACCATGAAGTTAAAGTTATATTAAATCATGATTGGACCCAAGGATTTTCTGCATTAACATCTAATAAATTATGGGCCGATTACATATACCTTGATACTGATGAACGCAGGCGATTCGCACAAGTTTCACACGAATACTTAATCGAACAAGTACAAGAAGAAACGGTAACTGCAGCTGGAAATTCTGATT